ATCGAACGCCAGTTCCACGCCCAGCGTGTAATTCCACGTGGACCATGACAACTGGATGATCTCGATGTAGAACCGTTTGATCAGTTCTTCCAGTTTCTTCTTATCATCGCCGTTGATCAGTTCAGACGCGCTCGGAAGTTTCTTCGCAGACTTTCCAGCGCGCTCCGTCACACGATCGGCCAATTGCGAGAAATAGACATCCACCGCCGATTCCATCCGCTTCGCCACGTTCAAGCGAATGCGCTGGAGCATCCGTCCGCCTGTCGTGCTTTTCTTTTGCTTTCCATCCGCAGACTGCGAAGTCCCCGAAGGGGGATCACTGATGACTGGCGACTGCGGGGGTTCACTGTTCGCGGGCGGCTTCTCTGCTGGTTGCGTTTCGCGCACCACCACCTGATCGGCAGGCACGAACTCGGTTGCCAGGCTGACGTAATACACGTTATCGCCAGGCAGGGGTTTCATCGCCAACGCGATCTTGGCTTCTGCGCGTGTCCACAGGCCGCTCTTCCAAAGCTCGTTCACGCTCTGGCGTTTGTCTTTTTCGAGTTCCTGCAACGCCCCCACTTTGCTGACATCGAACCAGATCACGAAGTTGTCAGGCGTCGCAGGATATTCATCCTTCATCCCGTTCAACAGCTCGCTGGCCAGCGAACGCCACAAGGCCATCAACGTCTGCTCGGTGTAGGCTTTGCGCGCGGCGGTATCGCCATAGTCAGAACGCTTCACGCCCACGTTCAAACCAGCCACCGAAGGCGGGACGTGGAAGTTGGCCGCGATGCGCGTCTCTGGCACATCGGCGAGAGTCTCCGCCGCCAGTTTGTGCAGGTCGTAGCCCATCTGTTCGACTTTCATTCCAGCGGTGATGAATGCAGGCTGGCCGCTTCCGTGTTTCTGCATCCACTTCAAAGACATGGCGTCCATTTCTTCCTGGGCAGGATCGTCGCCTTCTTCGAGCGTGATCACCACAGGCGGGACGGCATTGTTTTTGAGCAGGGCGTAAATGTACGAAGTGGCCTCGTTATCTCGATCCACTTCGCGCGCCGATAATTCAATGGCGCCAATGCCCCGCCATGGACTCTGCGGATCAATCATCCACTTCCACTGGATGATGTCTTCCTTCGGGATGCTGGCCTTCCTGCCGTCGCCCGCGTCGAATTCGTAATAAGCGACCATGCCCTCTTCGGTGGAATGTCCCGCGATGGGCGTGACGTTCACGTCGCTGAACGGCCACAAGGCCAGAACCTTGCCGCTCACCGATCGTTGCTTCCAGAAATACGCGTTCCCGCCGATGGACGCGTACGCAACCGCGAACTGCAAGAACTCGGCCATGCCCATGTCTTTGTTCGGGTTCTTCAGCAATCCCATGATCGGGTGTTTGTAATTCGGGACTTTTTGCCCGTCTTCCTCTGTGCCTGCCAGCAAAGACGGCTCAGGGAAGGTCAACTGCAATGTGGTCGCGCACGCGCTGACAGCCGAGTTCGCCTTGTAGCCTTCGGTGATCAGCTTCGACATGCTGAACTTCGTGAACGCATAACGCATCCACGTGGGCGCGAACAGGAATTTGGAAAGGCTCACTGCGGCCTTGGTAAACATTCGTTGAAACCAGTTCACATGATCCTGCTCTTTCGATGTTTGCCGATCATCTCCAGCAGTTTGTTATACGCGCCGCTGGCCGCGTCCACCTGGTCGTCGTAACGACCACGCGGGAAGGCGATGCACTCGTCAATAAAATCCTGATTCCATGCCGCTTGAAGCAGATGGATCATCCCGCCCTGGAAGCCGCTTTCCATCGGCTCGGAGCGTGTTTCCTTATCGCCAGAAACAGGCTCAAAAAAAGCGGGGAACCCAATCAGCAGGCGGTTGGTTGCCTCAGCGGAGTCTTTGCCTGCCGAGCCAGGATCCTGCTGGTGCCAGATATAGACCTTGCCGTACTTTTCCGAATCTGCCTTAGCGGTCTTGAGCATTTGCTGGTCTCGGTCATAGGATGACCATTTACCGCGCACAATATCGAGAATATAAAAATAACCATCCGAGCCATAGGCCATCAATGCGCCAACGGTGAAATCGCCTTTGGCGGAATTGGCCTTGTCCCACAAGCGGACAAGGAACTTGATCGTCACGCCTTCTGGGATCTGCGCGACGGTCTTGAACCACTCGCGCTTGTAATGCTGGCCATCCTTCGGGAAAGGCGATTGCTGATACAACGACTCGAAATCATAGACGCCCATGTCTGCCCTGGTGGAACGCATCCACGTTTCGTCGTACCACTGCGGACAGAGAGCCGCGCCATCCGAACGCCCCAATGGATCGGCCAACGGAAGGTAAACGCCATCCCGCATCATCACGCGTTGCGCGTCCACGTTGGCGGGATACTGCGAAGCCTCCAACGCCAGGCCAGGCATACATACGATCTCGTATTGCGATGCCAGCGGATCGCTGATCATTCTCTGCATCAACCTGCCAGCCAGATCGTCGGGATGCCAGCGCGTGTGGAAGATGACCACCGCCGCGTTCGGGCGTAGACGGGTGCGAGCCGCGGACTTGAACCAGTCATCCACCAGATCGCGCCGTCCCTCGCTCTCGGCTTCTTCGCGGTTCTTGAACGGGTCGTCAATGATGAACAAATGCGCGGGCAGGCCTGTAATACCGCCGCCCACGCCCGCCGCCTTCACGCCGCCTCGGTAGGGTTTCGCAAGGTCCCACGATTCGGTCGAGCGTGAATCGGATGAAAGCTCCACAGGCCAGATCTTGTTGCTCTTTGTGCCAAAGATCGCCTGATATTCTTCAGTGGTGACCTGGTCACGGATGTGCCTGCTGTGCGTGGTAGCCAGGCTTTCGCCGTAAGACGTGAGAATGATGCGGCTATCAGGCAACAATCCCAACAACCAGGCGGGAAAGTGACGTGAGGCGATCTGGCTCTTGCCATGCTGGGGCGGCATGAAGATCATCAACCGTCCAATGCCCTGCTTGCCTCCGCTGGCAATGAATAAGGCCACCTGCTGAAGTTTGGACGCCAGCAATCGGATATGGGGGGGTGTCTCATAGCGAGTATCCACGTACTGGCAATACGCGAGAAAATTCCTGCGCGCTTTTACTCGCAGGTTCTTCTCGGATTTCGCTTCCGTGGGCGTCATCAAAAGGTCAGTCGCTGGAAGCATCGTCTTCCTCCAGGGTGTTTTCCTTGTTGATCTCTTCCACGCCCGCGGCTAATTCTTCAAGCGTGCCGTCGTCCACGCCGCTCTTACTGCCCGCGCCCTTGCGCTTGAACAGGGCAACCAGTTGCGATGTTGGCACATCGTCGCCCGTCATCCGCAAAAAGAGTTCCAGATGTTTGGCAAATTTATAGTCACTACCAGAACGCTTCATGCCTTCCACCAAATTCTGGAAGGCATCGGCACGGCTTTCCCACAACTCCGCCGATTGCAACAACGACACCATCGTGTCAATGGCGGGGTTCTTCTTGCGCCACGTGCTGATCGCCCGATCGCTGGTCAAGTTCAGGATCTGCTTTGCCAGCTCTTCCTGTGTCTTCGGCGTTCGTCCCTCTTTCGGAGTGGACGCCCAGGCGATATACGCGGCCTGTCGCCACGGCCATCCGCCGTTGATCAGTTGCTCAAAGCGTTCAAACCATGCGGGCTGTTCTGGCTTGCCTTTCAATGTATAGAAAGCCGAACGCCCTGCCTCGGATTTCAGGCGGGCTTCTTCGATGTCAATTCCATCCAGCTCCACTTCGGGCAATTCCAACCCGAGCGCCAACTGGCGGAATTCATCGTTCAACTCAAAACGCGGCTTTGCGACTGGCATTATTCCAACTCGCTCTTTCTATTTTCCAAATAGGCGATCATCCGCATGACTTCATTCAATCGCGTCGCGGCTTCGTCAAATGTTGGCGGTGGCATAACAGGCGGTTGCGTGACTACAGGAGTCCCTGCCGTGACGGTCATCAGCCGTTCGCCGCCATATTTCACTGCCGCGAACTCTGGCCGCAAGGACCACAACTGCGCCCACTGATTCGGCGGCGTGTCAATCACGTTCAGGATCGGGTGGGTGGTCTTGTTTCCCAGACCGCCGATCTCGCGCCCGCTCAGGTCTGCTTTGTCGCGCAGTTTCACGCCGCGCGGCGCTTCGACAGTGGCGAACAGCCTCGGGTCGCCGTAGGCCTGCCTGGTCAAGTAGGGAAGCGGGTCCACGGTGTAGCCTGCCCACGTCTTCACAAAGTCAATGGACGGCTGGTTGTGCAGGATCACTTCGAAATGCAGATGCGAACCGCTCGACGCGCCGTCAATGGGGTCAGAGTCCCCAGGCTGGCCGCCCATCTCGCCGATCTGATCGCCGCCAAGGACCATCTGACCCGCTTCCACGTTGACTTTGTGCAGGTGCGCGTAAAGCGTGTCATACCATCCGCCGTCATGCTGGATGATGACATGCCGTCCGTAGCCATGCGCGCCCAGCACGTTCACATCTGCCA